CCCGTACGCATCCCGTAAAGAATTAAAGAATTTTTATTGTTTATATGAAATTGTTTTGTATATTTGTTTATATATATAAAGAGGTAGTGATGAAATTGGTAAACATAGGCTTCGGAAAGGGGCTAGATTAATTCTGTAGGGGGAAATTAATCTTGTAGGTTCGAGTCCTACCTACCTCACTAAACTAAAACAATAATAGAAATGAAAAGTAATTTAACACATCGTAAGAAAAGCCCAACAACTATTTTATCAGCCTTTAGACTTCCTATTGAATTGAAGGAAGAGGCACAAATATTTGCTATAAAGAACAAAACAAACTTAACGGATTTAGTTTTAAAGGGTCTTAAACAAGTAATTAGAGATAATTAATATGGCTACTCTAAACTTGAAACACAAGAGAATAGTACCCGACGTTTCGGTTTCTCTTATAAAGAATAGTATTACGGGAGAGAGGAAATGGCGACATAGGTACGTTGGTTCTAGTAAGTCCTTACAAAAGGGTAGGCAAGTATTGAAAGACTATAATTTTACTGAGTTTAAGAGTATAGAATCTTTCGCATCTTTTATAGAAAGGAGATTATGAAAAGTGAAACTCTAATACAACAGGAGATTATTCTTTGGTATAACAATACTTATCCCGAATTAAGAGGTACTCTCTGTTACAACAACAACAACTCAGTAGGCGGTTATCGAGGAAAGATGAATAAATTTCTAGGTGTTATAAAAGGTCGCTCTGATTTAACTTTGTATCTTGAGGGCAATGCGTATATGATTGAACTCAAGAACGAAAAAGGAAACCAGTCTAAGGAACAAAAACAATGGAAATCTATGATTGAGTCTCAAGGATTCCGATATTATATTGTCCGTTCTCTTGAAGAGTTTAAAGAAATATTTGTAAATATAGCTTCGGAGAAGTATTTAAGAACATAGGGCAATAGCTGATAGTCAGAGTTATAGCGTGAGAGTTAATTTACTTGTAAAGACTTGAATATTGCCCTATTAACTACGGATATGGTTAAGGTTAGTTTTAAATAGTTAAAACACAATTTTTATAAATAATGAAAAAAAAAGAAGTAATACAATTAATAAACGATTATTGGAAGTTTGACAATGACCAAGATAATTTAAGCACTTGGCACGATAAGAAAAATTTAATAAGAGAAATAGAAAAATTAACTTTAACCGATGTTGGTAATTGCCAATTTGAAGCCTATGCCACTTTTTGTATTGAATGTGATAGAAAAGGAATGAAGCCTTTAAAATATAAAGATTACTTAAAAATTGGTTGATACCAACGAGTTGTATATGAAAAGTAACGGAATAATAAACTAAAATTTAGAATATGGATAAATCAGAAAAAAGAGCGCAAAAATGTGTTTATCACTTAGGACAATTAGCAGAATTAGGGTTATTGAAAAAAGGCGAATATTCTCTAATAAGAAATAGAACTATAGTAACACACGAAAGTTATATTAAATGTGATAAGTAGTTATTTTTTATATACGTTGTTATGTGCTTTTTTAATTGCATCATAACGGATATGGTTAAGGTTAGTTGCGTGAATTAGTAATAAATAAATAAACAATGAACTTACAAGAATTATATAAAGAAGAAACAAACAACGAAACTGATTGCAATAGTTATTATGGAACTACAGGTTCTTATACCGATGATTATGTAGAATGGTTAGAAAAGCAATTAATTTTATCTGGTGTTGTACAACCGTTAAAGAATAAAAATTTATGATTTAGTGCGTATAAATTAATGACAAACTGATTTGATTATCATAATCATTGAAATATTAACGACAACGAATTAGAATATGAATAGTTAAATTATGTGAAATTATGAACAACGAACTTTATAAAATTATGAAAACAAAAAACCAAGTAGAATTAGATATTACCAAACTGATAGAAAAGAAGCAGACTATTTTTGATAAGCTGAATTATAGAAAAAACAGAACGACTGATAAAGTTGAATATTACGGTAAAAAATTAAGAACTATTCAAGCAAAAATAGATGTATTAACAGGCGTGATTAATGGATAAATGTAATAGAAATGATACAAACAAAAGAAGAACTATTTATAGCAGAATTAGGAGGTAACCCTCAGCAAGAAATTGAACTTTCTTATGGTGCAAAAATAAAAATTACAGACTTATTAAGTAAGTACTTAAAAGCTATTAATTATACACATAGTTGTAAAAGCGATAGCGAGCAGTTATTTTGCTACTCTTGTCAAGCGTGGACAAACCATAGACATATAAACGAAAATAACGTAAGATGTTTATCGTGTGATACAAACAAAGCAAAATAATTGTTTACAACTACGGATAAAAGGAACTAAAAAATAAACAAATGAGCGAAGAACTAGGAATAAATGAAGCAATGAGTATATGTTTGTTGCACGAGGTAAAGGTTTACCCAGTTTTTATAGACGGTAAATTCTATATCGAGGTAAAAGAAGAGTCAAAGCAACCAACTAGATATAAAAAATCATTTACGGACGCTAAAACCGATTATAAGCCGATTGCGGAAGCTATTGCAAAAACTTATATATTTATAGCAAAAAAAATTATTAAAGAGTCTACGTAGCTTGTAATTAGTTTTTTTTTATTACTTTTGAGCAAATCTGTAAAGGTATGCAATTAAATATTGTCGAAAAACTACGAAAACTAACTTGGACTAGGACAAAGGATGGCAGTAATTGGTACGTAAAAAATAGCGAAAATGGATTTGGACTTACCGCTAACTCTAGTAATTTAGACTTTGCTCAAAACCACCCTATATTAACACCCGCATTACTTTTTATAGCAAAACTTTTCAGTCAAGCTGAATTTAAAGTAAGAGACAAATCTACACGAAAAGAGGTTAAAGACCATTGGTTAATTAACTTATTAAGAAAACCAAACTTATATCAGACTCAGAACGACTTTTTAGAGAGTTTACAGTTTATTATGATTGCTCAAGGAAAGGCAGTTGGGTACTTGAAGAGACTACCAGGATTTACTAGAAATGAAGATTTAGATTCTATCTATATATTAGATTCTGACTTGATTAAATACCCCGATAATTACAAATCTAAAATGTTATCTAAACAAGCATCTAGTGCTTTAGAGGATATAAATATAATCTACGACCAAGACGGAGAAAACTTAAATATCTCAATGCGGGATTTAATATTTTTCTACGACCTTCCTAATATGTTCAATAAAAACTTCTTTGAGGTTCGCTCAAGGTTGGACGGATTGAAGCAGACGTTGATAAATACAAACGACTCTCTTATTGCTAAGAATATCATACTAAAAACAAACGGTAAAGAAATAATTAGTGGTAGCGGAAATACACACTTACCTCTAGTAGGTGGGGATAAAGAAAACGCAGAGAACTTGCTACAAAACAACTACGGTCTTGGTTGGTTTAGAAAAAGAGGTATCGTAACAAAAGCTGGTGTTACTTATCAATCACTACATATAGCATTAAGGGATTTGGGATTAGATGAATCCGTAAAAGTTGACGGAAACTTAATTTACACGGCTTTACATATTCCGAAAGATATTATTTCTCTAGAAGCTAAAAAAACTACTTACAATAACTTTAAGGAATCAATGGTTTCTTATATTCAAAATGAGATGCAATCTAGTATTAACGCTTTTGCTGACGTATTGGGCGGTTTGCTAGATGATTCTAGTATTGAGATTGTAGGTAGTTATGAGCATTTACCGATAATGCAGTTCATTTTAATTGAACGCTACGAGGGTATAAGTAAAAAAGCAAAGGCATTAAATGATTTATTAATCACGGGTATTCCAAAAGAAAAGGCTTTAGAACTTTGTGGTTTTGACTCTGATTTGGAGTTAGAGGAAATTCAAGTAATAACGGCTAGTCCTAACTCAAATATTGAGGGTGGTAACGGTCAAGAAAGACAAGAAAATGAAGAAGACTAAACCAACTAAGGAGCAAATAAAAAGTATTGTCAAAAAACGTGAAAAAGAGTTTAAGGACAAAAAAATTATAAAGAAGTAGATTATGAAATTAGAAATACCAAATTACGAAACCAAAAAAGAGTTATTTGCTTTTTTAGTAGCCAACAAAGATACACTTACTACTCAAAAGAAAAGTGTTATTAAGTTAGCAGACGGTATAGGTCATACTACTTTATCTACTCAAAAAGATTTAAGAAAAGCTAATAAAAGCGAATCTAGTGAAATTGCTCAAGTAGAAGCATTTAGAGTAAAGGCGGTTATTAATACTACCAATATTTTAGACTCACACGGAGACGTTCATATACCAGGTCTTTGGAATAAGTCTTTGAAGGAGAATAAAAGAATAATGCATATACAGGAGCATCAATCAAGTTCTTTTGATAAAATCATAGCTAGTGGGGAAGACTTAAAGGCATCGGTAGAAAGTATATCTTGGAAGGAACTAGGGTATAATGCTTTAGGAAATACTCAAGCCTTAGTTTTTGATTCAAACGTAAAGGAGTCAAGAAACAAGTATATGTTCGACCAATACAAGCAAGGTTTCGTAAACAACCATTCGGTTGGAATGAGATACGTAAAAATGGAACTTGCCGTAAACGATGAAGAATACGAAAAAGAAAAAAACTTTTACGATAAATATATAGACCAAGTAATAAACCGAAAAGACGCAGAGGATTTAGGTTATTTCTGGGTAGTTACCGAAGCAAAAGTAATTGAAGGTTCAGCCGTACCAATGGGAAGCAACCCAATTACTCCAACAATAAACATCAAAGAGCCGTCAATTTTATCTATGATAGATAAGATGGGCACTCAAGCGAAAGCCGCAGAAGGCACTTTCAGTATAATAGATGCTATTAATAACAAACAATTTTAAACATTTTTAAGATGAACGAACAAGAATTTAATGCGCTTATCTCTAAGATAGAATCTTCTATCGGAGAAAAAATGGATTCAAAGTTAGTTGATGCCTTTAAAACGGTAAATCCTAGTACTTTGAAAGCTATTACTGACAACTCAACTGAGTTGAAAGGAAACATTGACAAATTAGTAACCTCTAATACCGAGTTAAAAGATGCTCAAAAAGCACAAGCTGGTATGATTGAAGGTTTGGTAGCTAAGTTAAGTGAAGCAAACGCTGGAAACAAACTTAGTATGAAGCAACAAGTAAGTAAATTACTTTCTGATAGTAAAGACAAGTTAACAGCTATGAAGAATGGCGATAACAAGCTTAATATTAGATTTGCTGTAAAGGCAGTAGGTAATATGACTCTTGGTTCAAACGTAACTGGTCAAATACCACAGGCTGAACGTGAATCTGGTATCACTAGAATTGTACGTAGACAACCATTTATTTTAGACTTAGTGAACGTAGGTTCAATTACTTCTAATCTTTGGGAATGGGTTCAACAAGCAAACGCTGAGGGAGACGCAGGAATGACTGGGGAAGGATTAAAGAAAAGTCAAATCGACTTCGATTTAGTACTTGCTTCTGCTCAAGTTCGTAAAGTTACCGCTTTTATCAAGGTATCTAAAGAGATGCTAGACGATGTTCCTTTAATGGAATCAGAAATCAATCAAGAATTAACAGAGGTAATCAACTTAAAAATTGATTCTCAGTTATTAACGGGAGACAACACTGGTCAAAACTTGGCTGGTATTAATTTAAACGCAGTTGCTTTTACACCTGGTTCTTTTGCAACAGGAGAAGCTAACGAGGTTGTAGACCCAAACAACGCAGACGTGTTAAGGGTAGCGATTAATCAAGTTATGATTGCTCAGTTCCAACCTAACTATATTGTTATGAATCCTACGGATGCTGCAGCAATGGATTTAGACAAAGGAAATGACGGACATTACCGTTTACCACCTTTTTCTACAAACGCAAACACGGTTGTAAAAGGTATTCCAATCGTTTCAAACGTAGGTGTTACCGAAGGAGAGTATTTAGTTGGAGATTTCAGCAAAGCTGGAGTAAGATTCAAAGAGACTTTAGTTTTTGATATCGGTTATGAAAATGACGATTTCACTAAAAACTTTGTTACTATCTTGGCTGAGGCTAGATTAGTTCAGAGAGTTAAGTCTAACCATTATCCTGCTTTTGTAAAAGGAGACTTTGCAACTGATAAGGCATCTATTGCTAAGGAAGTAACTCCACTATAATGGGGTTCTACCAAGACAATACCGTTGAAATAACATTTAACGGAAAAACCAAACGAGTATCTAAAGGGGTTGCAAAATCCCTTAGAGACTCTGGTAAGCTAGACGTAAAAACAAAAAAGACGGCAAAAGCAAAAACTAAAAAGTAATGGCAAATATAACAAGCGTAACAAATTTTGAAAAGGGTATATTATATATACCTAATAATAAAGACGTAAATGTATCTCCCGAAGGTTCTCCAACGAATCAAAGTGATTTAGATTTCTTTATTACTCAATATGAGCGTGAGTTATTGCTTAATGCTTTTGGAATTGTTTTGTACGATGAATTGCAAATCGCTTTAACTGATATCGATAATTCTGAACAGAAATGGCAGGATTTAGTAAACGGTAAAACTTATACAAACTCTCAAGGTGTTGCAAAACGCTGGGACGGTCTAAAAGGTTTTAACAATCAATCGGTTATTGCATTTTATATTTACGTAGAATATTTAAGGAATTATAACGAAACATTCTCTACCGCAGGAGTTGTAAAGAACGATTCAAAAAACGCTACAAATGACAACGGAACGACAAAGTATATTGCCGCACGTTTAAAATTTATAGAGTTATATCAATCACAAAACGAAGTACAACCTAGAACGTATATTAACGGATTAGGAACTACTGGTATTGATTGGTTTGAATCTGAAAAATCAACCGTATCGCTTTATGAGTATTTAGTAGATAAAAATAACGAAGACGAGACTGCTTTTCCTAATTTAAGGTTTAAGTTTTATCACGTTGGAAACTCTTTAGGTATATGATAGTTGTAGAACATATGTTAAGGGCGGTTATTAATACAATACCCGAAATCAGACTAAATGACAATTTAAGTTCTAAACCTAAATTTCACTGGGGAGACGAAAAGGAATTAAATAGATACATTCAATTAAAAAAAGATGAATCTTATCCTTTGATTTGGCTATTGCCATCTCCCGATAGATACGAAGGTAGCTTGGGTCAAGAAATTATAAAGGAATGTACTTTTATAATTGCGACTAGAGAAACTAGAAAGGAATTGTTTAACGACCAAAGGTATATTAACTCTTTTGACGTTGTATTACAACCTTTGACGGAAAATTTAATACACGGTATAACGGTATCTTCGATAACGGATAGAACAGAGGACACTTGGGAAATTATGAAGTTTCCTAATTACTCTAACGATAGCGAAAAAAACGGTACTATCGACCTATGGGATGCTATTCAGCTTACTATAAACGTTAGATTCAAGTCAAGTATAAAATGCTTAAAAAATATTAATTATGGCAACTAAGAAAACAAGAAAAAAGAAGTCCTTTGTAGTTATTTTTCAATTCACAATGAAAGGAAACCTATATAAAGTAGGCGATACTTTCAAGGGTACAAAAGCGCAGTCGGACTTATTAACCAATAAAAACTATTTAAAATGGCAGTAATAAACACTATCGCCTCTAAATCTGCGGGTTGTGGAGGTAAAACAATTAACACGGGCGACTTAGGTTGCGATATCGAGTTTGGATTAGTTATCCACGCTTTAGGTATTAAAAGAGGTGTTGTAATTCCTTCTGACGCAGATATTACTCAAGAGTATATCGACAAGATGGTTCAAGGCGGAGACTTAATTCCTTTAATGGATGCTTTCTCTTCTGAGCCAACAATCGCAGAAGATACTTTAGAGACTTCTCCTTTAGGTGTAGAGTCTTTGACTTTAAAAGGTCTTCCAAAGTATATGTTGACTATGAAAAAAGGTCAATACTACTACAAGGAAATGGCTAAGTTAACAGGATTCGGAAACCTTAGTTGGATTCTAGGAGACGTTAACGGAAATTGGAAATTCGCAGTAACTTCTAACGGAGACTTTACGGGATTCACAGCGGGTCAGACTTTGGCAGCTATTACGGTTCCAGCTACGGCTACTGAAACTGAAAAGAAATCTGTAAGTTTCCAACTTACTGATAGAAGACAAATTGATTTAAGCTATGCGGTTGTATTGGCTTCAAATTTATTTCCTATCTCTGACGTATCGGGAGTAAACGGTGTTACTCTATCTTTTGAAGATGCTAATGGACCAGTAGTACCTTCTGCGGGAGATACTGAATTGAAAATTAGAGTTCTTTTATCAGCAGATAGACATACGCCTGTTGAAGGCTTAGGTGCTAGTGATTTTGCTACCGTAATTGGAGGTGTTACAGCATCGGTAACGGCTACCGACGAAGGAAGCGGTTATTATACTTTAACTACTTCGTCTTTATCGGGAGTTATCGGAGTTAAGACTTACGACTCGGCTGAAAAGTCTGGGGTTGTAATCTCGGAAGGAGTATTATTTAGAAGTGCAGAATTAGGTGCTACCGTAGCGTAGGGTTTAATTTAATTAATATAAAAACCCTCTGCTATCCGTAGAGGGTTTTTTTAAACCTAATAAAATGTCTGATTGGAACGTAGCAAGATACAAGCAAAGATTAAGGGCTTTCAATGTAGAAAAGACCGTAAACTCTATTGTTCGCAAAAACAAGAAGGAGATTATAAAACTAAACAAAGATAATTTAGACAAAGGCTTGAATAGTGAAGACCTGTTGGTTGGTAGTTATTCTACCTACACTCAAGCTTGGGCTTTTAGAAAAGGTAAAGAGGCAAATACTTTAAAAATTGCGGGTGCTAATTATAATTTCAACTGGACGGGTAAATTTATTAAAGGAATTTTCATAACTTACGAAAATAATAAGATTAAATTTTTTAGTAAAGGAATGGGTCTAACTAGCAAGACAAGATTTATAACAAATAACAACCTATTAGGTGTTAGTAAAAAGGGTGCTAAAGTAATAAACAACGATATTATACAACCCAATTTACAAGACTCTTTTAAAAATCACTTAAACAAGTAATGGAACAACCAATAGTCTATTTAAGTTTTGAAGACTTGCCTGTTTTTAACTTCTACAAAATAGTTGAGACTACCGATATGAGGTGGTTTTATAGTTCATTTAGAAGAGATAAAAGTTTAAAAATAAGCAAAGATGAAGAAGCTAGTTTAGGATTAAGATATAAAGAGATTTACGAAGATAGAGTAAAGTACACTAACGATATTAAAACTGCTGAGTATTATAGAAAATTAAACGAAATAAGCGACTTAGAGACAAAACTATTTAGGCTTACTTCTAGTTTTAACGTTATAGTAGAATTACCTCTAAAAAGCGTTCTATTTGAAGAGTACGTAATATATTTTAATGAAGATGAAGGTTACAAGTTTACAAAAGAAATTAAGACGGTAAAAGATAGGGAAGATTACTTGAAATGGTTAAAGTCCAAGATTAAAGGATTTAAGACCAAGACAAACGTAAAGAAATCTAATTACTCAGATGTATTAAAGCCTAAAGAAATAACAACAAGCACGGCTAAGTTTGACGTAATAAAAGAAAAGTTAGTTTTACAGGAGAGTTTAGGCGGTATATCAATAGACGTTTATACTTGTCCTTTAATCGAATGGTGTGCAATGCTTATGAGGGCTGAGGAAAAATCCAAAGATGCTAAAAAGCAAATTGAGAAATTAAAAAATAAAAGATAATTATGGCTGGACAAGTTGACGTAATAGTTTCCAAAAAAGCGATAGCTGAGATTGAAAAAGCTACGCAAGAACTAAATAAATTACATAACAAAATACTTCAAATAAATAAAGCTGGGGCAAACGCTAAGGTTGGCGGTGTTGATAATAATCAAGCTATTATTAAAGAAATTCAATCTATAAATAAACTTATAACGGCAAACAACAAACTTACCTCAGCAAACGGAAAGAGGATTTCCGCTATGAGAAATAGTACTAAAGCTACGAAAAGTAGTACCTCTGCTAATAAAAAATCATTAGTTGTAATAAGAGCATTGTCTACGGCTATGCGTAGTTTTGGTTTAGCTTTAGGTGGTGCGGGTATTTTAGCCTTTGGAAAAAAGATATTCTCACTAGCAAAGACTTTTGATTCTCTTAGGTTTGCAATGGAAAAAACGTCTAGGACTTTAGAGACGGCTCAAATGAATATGAGGTTTATGTTAGAAACTTCTAAAGAGTTGGGTTTAGATTTAGTTTCTACAACAACTAGATTTATAAAGTTCTCTGCCGCAGCAAGAAACTCTGGTCTTGTTATGAAAGATACTCAAAAGATATTTCTAACAATGGCAAAAGCTGGAGCTGTTCTTGGTCTTAGGACTGATGAATTAAGCGGAGTATTTTTAGCTTTAGAACAAATGCTTTCCAAAGGTAAAGTAACTACGGAAGAATTAAGAAGACAATTAGGGGAGAGATTACCAGGTGCGTTTGGTATAATGGCAGCGAGTTTAGGTGTTACTTTACCACAGCTTGATGAATTACTTAAAAAAGGAAAGTTGATATCTTCTGAGGTATTGCCTGGTTTTGCCGATGCGGTAGAGGTTGCTTTTGGTTTAGATACGGTAGATAAGATTGAAACTTTGGTAGCTTCTGAAAATAGATTATCTACGGCTTGGCAGAACTACGTTAAAAACTTAACAGGTAGTGATAGCGTTATATCTAAGTTTTTTAAAGGTGTTTTGGATTATATTACGGAAGCAGTAGAGGCTAGTAATATGCTTTTTAATAAAGACGAAGCAATGGAACAATTACAAACTAGAAACTCTTTTACTCAAACAAAAAACGAGATAGAAGATTACGCTAAGTTTAGGATTGATTCAGTTAGAAAAACAGGTAATAAGATAGAGGATATAAATAAAGAATTTGATGCAGCAAAGCGACTTAGAGAGAAAGCTACAACAAAAGAAGAGATAGCTACTGCAGATGAAGCTACAAGAAAAGCTAATTTAAAGCAATTAAAATTTAGAGACGAAGTAAACGAGTTTGCAACAAAAGATGCTCAAAAATCATTTGGAAAGGCTTTAGAAAATAAAAGACTAGCAGAAGAAGCGGTAAAAGAGGCAAAAAAAGAATTAGAAACTATTCAAGCAAACAACGATAAAATGTCTTGGTCGAAGAAGTTAACAAGCTTCAAGCCAACAGGGGATATTGAAATTAAAATTGAAGGATTAATAGAGAAATTAAACAAAGCACAAGGAAAGCTAAACGCAACAAGATTATTGGCTGAGGAATCCGCAGACCCGATAGGTGGTGGTGGAGACGACGGTGGTAGTTCTTTAAGAAATATAAGAGACTTAGAAATAAAGATAAAAGCTGAAAGATTGTTGGCAGAGGTTGAGTTTAATAAAAAAATGATTGAATCAAATACGAAAACCTACGCAGAGAGAGTTGATTTAGCTGAGGATAACGCAGAGAATTTGAAAAAGGTGTCAAATTTGCGTTTTGTAGATGAGGTTGATTGGAATAATAAAAAAGCTAAACTAGAAAAAGAAAAAACTACAAGCGATAAACAGAGACAAGATATAGATAAAGAGAATCAGCAAAAAAACGAATTACTACTACTAGACCATAATAAAAGAGTTAGAAAAATTGAAATTGACCACGAGAAGTTTTTAGACAAAGAATTAGATAAAGACTTAAAAAGAAAGTTAGATAAAACACAGGCTGGTTTTGATAAAAAAGAAAAGGCACTTGAAGACTCTTTTAGAAAAGAGTTTAAGGATATGGACGAGGCTCAGAAAAAAGCCTTTATGCTTGATAAAGATTACGCAATTTTAAAAAAGAATCTAGATAAAGATATTACGAAAAATGCGAGCGATGCCAACGACGAAAGAATAAAGATACTTGTAGCTTACAATCAAGCTTTATTACTAACGCTAGGTATATCAACAGAGGAAGTAGAAAGGATTAGAAATGAAATAGCTAGACTACAATCGGGTCTTAGTACGGGAGCAAGCAAACCTGGAAGCGAAGACGACCCAGATAAAAAAAGAGAGCAATACGAGACGGATTTAGAATGGGCTGGTAAATTCGCTTCTGAATTAGCTAATATAGGTAACGCTGTATTTGAGCGTAAAATAGCTAAGATAGACGCAGAGATTGAGGCTGAGGAAGAAAAGTACAACTTACTATTTGCTTTAGCCGAAGGAGACGCAGAGCAAAAAAGGTTACTCGCTATACAAGAGGAAGAGGATAAACAGAAGCTTGAGAAAAAGAAAAGAAAAGTACAAAGGGAACAGGCTATATTTAACAAAGCAAACGCTTTAATTGAAATAGCAATAAACACAGCTATAAGTGCAAGTAAAACTCTTGCTACAACTGGTTTAGTATTTGGTTTACCTCTACTACCTGTTGTATATTCTTTAGGTGCGTTACAAGCCGCAGCTGTTCTTGCTCAACCTTTACCTCAATTTGCTGAGGGTGGGGTAATGGACCACGACGGTTTAGCGGTAGTAGGAGACGGTGGTAAAAGAGAGGTTATTAGAACTCCCGACGGAGAGATAAGTATAACACCCGATACCGATACACTTGTTAATCTTCCAAAAGGAACTGAGATTTTCTCTTCTATTGAAAAGTTCAACAATAACAATCCTAGTGATTTGACGGGTATGTTACATTCCGCAACTCTTTTAGCTAGTATTAGTTTAAATCAGAAAAACATTGAAGGCTTGTTGACTACGCAGAGGGAATTAGACGAAAGACTACTTGATGAAATGATTAGGAATACAAAGGCGGTTAAGAACTCAAAATCTAATACCTTTGTAAAAACAGAGAAGGTAGATATACCTCATAGTATTTGGAAATCTAAACTAATAAATTAATGTCTACAATACAACCGATTTACTCAGATAGAGTTCAATATAAATTAAGCCACAACCCAACGGGAACACAGACAACGCAAGAGCCGTCTGGTTGGAGAGAAGACGATAACGAGTTTGTAAGAGATAAATCATTTCACGGTATATTTCCGCAAATGACAAACAAACTTACATTCTACAACGACGGTGCTAATTTTATATCCTCTATTTATAATTTATACGGTATTAACGCAGATTTAATTTTAATCAAAGAAGAGAGAAATCCTTTAACCGACGTATGGGAAACCTCTTATAGTGGGTTTTTAGATTTAACAACTTACGAGAAACAAAACACAGGGGTTTCTATTAAGTTTATCAGTAGCGGTCTTTTAAGAGTTATTAAGGCTAGGCAAAATGAGAAAATAGAGATAGATAGGCTAGATACTTTAAAAGGCGAAGAAATACCTTATTTAGAGCCAAGTAACGTCTCTTTAAAAGGTAGGAATATATTTCTAAAATCATTACTAGAAACAGACCCCGAAGAAAGTACTAGCGGTGCGTTTAGAATGGTATTTAGAGACGGAAATCAAAGGACGGGTAGTTTAGGAGTTCCCGTTTCAAAAACATACTCTTCTGATATAAGAAGCCACGCAGTACCGAAGGATTTGTCTTTTACTACAACACCCGACGAAGGTAGAGTTGAAGGTATGTTTTATACTGATAACAATATAGATAAAACTTTAAATATAAAAATAAAAGTTGATTTTAATACTTTAGAAGTAGATATAGATGATTTAGAGGATGCTACTCTACATTTAGTTTTAGCTAAATTTGGTGGCGGTACTGATTACAATATAATTGAAAGAGAAGAGTTAACCCCAAACTTAATAAACAATAACGCTGTAACAGTTCCTTTTTCATCTATTGATATAGAAAGAGATATAAACCTATTGGCTGGGGAAAGTTTATCTTTACAATGGTACGCTTACGGTAGGTTTGGTAGTACAATAGGTATAAACGAAGGGGAGTTAATAGTTAGATTTGAAAACATAGATGCTAGTATAAATATAGAAGAAGATAGTCAGTTTTTTTCAAGTGTTAGTAGGTTTCATTTTCCTTTTGAAGTTTGTAATAGACTTTTAAAAATATTCACAGGTAAGGACGATTTGCTTGTTAGTAATGTTTTAGGAAAAACAGAAAACGGTTACGATGAAGACGGAGAAGCATCTTTAATTGGTTTAACTCACGGTTTTTGGGTTCGTGGATTTAGTAAGGACGATGAACCAGAATTAAATTCAGAAGGAGAAAATAGGTATAAATCTATGACAACTTCATTTAAGGATTTTTATAAATCTTACTTTGATATTTGGAATCTAGGAGGTGGTGTAGAATACGTAGGATTTAAAGAGGTTTTTAGAATAGAAAAACTAAGTTACTTTTATAATAAAAATATAACAATAAGATTAGGAAAAATAATAGAAGGAAAGTTTGAGTACGTACAAGTAAACAATGTTCGTAGAAGTGTCGATACCGATGTTTTTAGTTCTAGTATTGATATAGGTTACGACAAAGGTGGTAATTATGAAGAGGCGGTAGGTCTTGATGAATATAACGCTAGAACAAGTTATACTACTATTATAGATAAGCTAGAAAAAAAATACGAAGCAGTTTCCAAGTATAGAGCAGATTCATACGGTATGGAGTTCTGTAGACGTTTTGATTTTGTAAACTACGCAACCGAAGATACTAAATACGATAACTCTATATGGTTGTTGGATTTAAGAAGACAAGCATTTACGGGAAACTCATTTATTGATTTTTTTAAAATATTCCAACAAAGACTTTGGCAAGATGATTTTGAAAGTGAGCCTAAAGGTGTTTTTAGTCCTACTACGGCACAGAACTTGAGATTATCTCCTTTAAATATATTGCTTAGACACGGTTGGAGAATAGGAGCAGGTTTAGTAAAGTACCCTTTAAGTTTTGTAAGATACGGAAGTTCAGTAGCAAACAGCGGTCTTATAACTGAGTTAAAAGCCGATAAGTACCCCGAATACGGTGGTGTCTCTAGGGCTGAAAACGGTAATATAAAAGCTAGTGATTTAGAAAAAGCAAGAACAGACGGAGAAATTATAGAGTTTGATTATCAAGTAGATTATGATTTACTGCAAAAAGTTCGGGGAAAATCCGTAATTTTGGGAAAAGAAGTTCAAAATTTTTATGGTCTAGTTTCCTTTATGAATGAAGACGGGCAGATTGAAGAGGGTTACTTAGAGAATCTATCCCCTAACGGTGTAGGTAAATGGAAATTAAAAAAATTTAACAAGTAAAAGATATGGCTAGTAAATTAACAATATCATTAAGCGGAGTACCTCAAGAAAATTCCTTTATAGAATTACGTGTTGGTTTCTTAAATAATATAAGAGAAACATTTAAAGATTTAAGAATATCTCCTTTTCAATCTAGTTTAGGTAATGATATAAGTATTACCACTTTTGCTTTATATAGTGCTATTGTAGCGGATTATAATATTTCTAATTTATTTGTAATATTATACAACGTAGGTAATAATTCAATTTCAATAGAACACCCAGACGAAGATTTTTTTAAAACAGAGTACGTAAACGACCAAACTGGTGGTTTATTAAATTTTAGCGTAGAAAATACAGCAAACCCAGTAGTTATAGATTTTCAAGATGTTTCTTTTTCAACTAGCGACGTAGATACTTGCGGAAATATAAAGGTTACAATAACTACAAACGTTTTAGCCGTTAAGTATAAAATAAATAGAATAGAATACCCAAATATAAACAACCCTTTTACCTTAGACTTACTTCGGTCTTCTTTAGCTAATATAACTATTGAAGGATTTAACGGTACTACAAGTCAAAGAACTTTAGATATTCCTAGTAATTTAGTATCTGCTAATATTAGCGTATCTTACGTAAACTCTCCGTCGGGTGCTACCGTAAATATATTGGTAACAGATACAAACCTACTTGAATTAGAATACTCTTTAGATAATGTTAATTGGCAATCTAACAATTCTTATTCGGGAATACTACCTGGCAATTACCCTTCTTTGGTAAGAGACCAGTTTGGTTGTATTACTTTGTTTAATTTTACAATACCAGAATTTTCAGAAGGCGGTATAGGGCAGAGAATACCTTATTCAGATTTACCAAGTAAATCAAATTCAATAAGATTTGCTAAATACGTAGATTGGGGAAATTGCTCAAATTATAAAAACGACGAAAATACTTTAAGTTGCCAGTTACCTTATACTGAAAACGCTTTAGAGTATAATCAATTATTTCAAAATTGCGACGTAATAACAACTCAAGTAAAAACTAATTACAGGGATATTGTAGCTACCGTTATTTCTTTAGAAGACGGAGAAGCTATTTATGATGATATACCAGTAATAAAGAAATCAAACAACGCAGACTTAAAAGATTGTAGAACTGCGTTAGCTTATGATTTAGCTGATTTAGGAGTTCAAACGGGTATATATTTTATGAACGGAAATATATGTGATTACGATACTGGTTTACCTACTTCCGATAGCTATGTATTAAACGGTAATTTACCTCAATGGGGAGTTATCGGTAACTTTGTTTTTGTTTTTTCGGGTTGGTACGAAATAGTAAATATAGTTTACGACGAAACTAAATCAGCTTACGTAATAGTAATAGATTACAATTACAGTGGTTTAGAATCTTCGGTAGTTGTTAAAAGTTCTTATAGTATAGAGAAATACGATATATGGGAGTTTTCTATAAATATGGAGATATTTAAAAATAGAAAAATACAAGTTAATATAACTCAAAATGATTCAGACAATTCATTTGAAGAGCAGGTTTATATTAGTGAAATAATAGACGTAAAAGAAACTCACGAAGACGCAGTTCTTATTGAGTATTACAATGATGAAAATACCGATATGTTTTACGGAACGGGTATTAAAAATAAAATTAGGCTACCAATAGAATTTTTTAGCGGTAATTTTAGCGACGTAACAGACTCAGAAAAAACCGATAGAGAGACTTATTTAATTAACGCTCAGTCTTATGAAAATGATTTAATTGCGTTTAAATTAATGCCAAAGCAAATAATGCGTAAAGTTATACAAGCGTTATCACATAAATTTGTATTTTTGAACGAAGTACAATACGTTAAGGAAGATTCTCCAGACGTAGTACACTTGGTAGGAACTAATCAATATAGGGTTAACGCTCAAATGACTAAATCTAACGCAGTTTATACGTCCAAAGGAACAGGTAGTTTGTTTAACGTAGATAGTTTAGAAATTCCTAGTTTGCTTGAAATAGCTTCGGGAGGCTACTTAAAAATAAAACAGTAAAATATGACACGAGCGGAGATAGAGAAAATAGTTTTAGAACATTCTATTTGGATTAACTCAGTAATAACAAATAGTAAACTAACGTCAGAACTAGAAGAGGCTACTATACTAAACGACGAGCAAGAAGTAAGTGTTATTCAAAAAGGAGTAGAAAACGCAAAGAAGGTAAAAATAGCTTTATTAAGAGGTTTTAAAGGCTCTTGGAATCCAACAACAAATACACCTGTTATAGCCGACGGAACGGGTTTTCCTTTAGATACTTATAAAGTTTCTGAAAACGGTTCTATTGACTTAGGTAACGGTATTATTGATTTTAAAGAAGGAGACTTAATATCTTATAACGGAACTAACTGGGTAAAAACAAGCGGTTCTGATATACCATTTTTAGAAGATGGTAATTCATTAGGTTTAGGAGAGGGTGCAATTGATAGTATTGTTGGTAGTGATTCCGTTACTGCGGTAGGGGTTGAATCAGCACAAGAAAACGAGGGTTCAAAACTTTCAGCATTTGGTTACGCATCGGCACAAGAAAACACAGGAAACAACGTTTCAGCCTTTGGTTTTGAATCAGCACTATCAAACACAGGGTATAGCCTTTCAGCCTTTGGTTATTATTCGGCAAGAGAAAACATAGGTAATTCGGTTTCAGCCTTTGGTTATTATTCAGCAAGAGAAAATACAAGAGATTCAGTTTCAGCTTTTGGTGCATATTCAGCTTATCAAAATACAGGGGTTGCGGTTTCATCGTTTGGTTATAATTCAGCACGAGAAAACACAGGGGATAATGTTTCAGCGTTTGGTTATGATTCAGCAAGACTAAACACAGGAACAAATGTTTCTGCCTTTGGTTTAGGTTCAGCATATCAAAACATAGGAAATTCAGTTTCAGCGTTTGGTAGAAGTTCAGCAAGAGAAAACACAGGAGATTCAGTTTCAGCTTTTGGAGTTAATTCAGCAAAGGAAAACGAGGGAAATAATCTTTCAGCTTTTGGTAACACATCGGCTTATCAAAACACAGGAGAAAACGTTTCTGCATTTGGTTATTTATCTTCAGAGAAAAACACAGGAGACAACGTTTCAGCCTTTGGATGGTATTCAGCAAATTCAAACATAGGAGTAAACGTTTCAGCTTTTGGGTACGCATCAGCAGAAAAAAACACAGGGGAATCATTATCAGCCTTTGGTTACGCATCGGCACAATTAAACACAGGAAACAACGTTTCAGCATTTGGTATTGATTCAGCAAAAGAAAACATAGGAGAAAACATTTCAGCCTTTGGTTTCAATTCAGCAGAGCAAAACACAGGAGAATTTGTTTCAGCTTTTGGTTATCAATCAGTAAAAACAAATATAGGTTCGAGAGTTTCAGCTTTCGGTTCATTTTCAGCACAAAATAATGAAGGAAATTTTGTTTCATCTTATGGCTACTCGTCAGCACAATTAAACATAGGAGATTACGTTTCATCTTTTGGTTATGAATCAGCAAAACAAAACACAGGAGCAAATGTTTCTGCCTTTGGTTTAGGTTCAGCAAGTTCAAACAGTGGAGATAAGGTTTCAGCCTTTGGTTATGAATCAGCTAAATCAAACACAGGAGATTCAGTTTCAGCGTTTGGTTATGAATCAGCAAAAGAAAACATAGGGGTTTCACTTTCAGCCTTTGGTCAAGGTTCAGCAAAATTTAACACAGGAGTATCAGTTTCAGCATTTGGGTTAGCATCAGCAAATCAAAACACAGGAGATTTTGTTTCAGCATTCGGACAATCATCAGCACAACAAAACACAGGAGGTTTTGTTTCAGCGTTCGGTTATCTATCAGCACAATTAAACACAGGTTCAAACGTTTCAGCGTTTGGTTTTGCATCAGCACAAGAAAACAGTGGGGATTTTGTTTCAGCGTTCGGTTATCAATCAGCCGAATTAAACACAGGAGAAAATGTTTCTGCTTTTGGTTTCAATTCAGCACAATTAAATACACAAAACAACGTTTCTGCGTTTGGTAGAGAATCGGCAAAGGAAAACACAGGAGCATCGGTTTCATCTTTTGGTTATAGTTCATCAAAACAAAATAGTGGGGCAAACGTTTCATCATTTGGTTCTTATTCAGCGGAGTCAAACGAAGGAAATAATGTTTCAGCGTTTGGTACATTTTCAGCACAGACAAACACAGGAAATGATGTTTCTTCATTTGGTTATGATTCAGCAAGGTTAAACATAGGAGAATCAGTTTCAGCTTTCGGGGTTAATTCAGCAGAATCAAACACAGGAAACAATGTTTCAGCATTTGGTTATCAATCAGCTAAATCAAACATAGGAGCGAATGTTTCCGCCTTTGGTTCTGAATCAGCAAGTTTAAACACAGGAAATCAAGTTTCAGCGTTTGGAGGTAATTCAGCAAGGTTAAACACAGGAGAATCAGTTTCAGCGTTTGGTAGGGATTCAGCACAATCGAACACAGGAGATTTTGTTTCTGCCTTTGGTTTTGATTCAGCAGAGCAAAATACAGGAGCAAATCTTTCATCTTTTGGTTACCAATCAGCACAAGCAAACACAGGAGCGAGTGTTTCAGCTTTTGGATTTGAATCAGCTAAATCAAACACAGGTTTAGAAGTTTCATCGTTCGGTTATAGTTCAGCAAGAGAAAATACAGGAGATTCAGTTTCAGCTTTTGGTAGGGGTTCAGCAAAAACAAACACAGGAGATTTAGTTTCAGCTTTTGGTTTTCGTTCAGCACAGACAAACACAGGAAACAACGTTTCCTCGTTTGGTTATGATTCAGCAAAAGAAAATACAGGAGATAATGTTTCAGCGTTTGGTTACGCATCAGCACAGTTAAATATAGGAAATTCAGTTTCAGCCTATGGTTCGTATTCAGCAAATTCAAACACAGGAGATTTTGTTTCATCGTTTGGTTTTGATTCAGCTAAAGAAAACATAGGAACATCGGTTTCAGCTTTTGGTTACGTATCAGCACAACAAAATAGTGGGGATTTTGTTTCAGCGTTTGGTTATAATTCGGCAAGAGAAAACACAGGAGAAAGCGTTTCAGCTTTTGGTTTCAATTCAGCTTTATCAAACAGTGGAAACAACGTTTCAGCTTTTGGCAGAAGTTCAGCACAAATAAACACAGGAGCAAATTTATCAGCGTTCGGTTATTTATCTTCAGAGCAAAACACAGGAAATTCAGTTTCAGCGTTTGGTTATTCATCGGCAAAGGAAAACACAGGAGATTTAGTTTCAGCTTTTGGAGTTAATTCAGCAAAGGAAAACAGTGGTTCAAATGTTTCAGCATTTGGTTATCAATCAGCACAATCAAACACAGGAGATTCGGTTTCATCATTTGGTTATCAATCAGCATTAACAAACACAGCAGATAAGGTTTCAGCGTTTGGTTACATATCAGCAAAGGCAAACACAGGAAATAATCTTTCAGCTTTTGGTAATAATTCAGCAAGTTCAAACACAGGGGATTTTGTTTCAGCTTTTGGTTTTGATTCAGCTAAAGAAAACACAGGAATTTTTCTTTCAGCGTTTGGTGTTAATTCATCAGAATTTAACAGTGGAGAGTATGTTTCAGCTTTTGGTCAATCTTCTGCAAGTCAAAACACAGGAGATAACGTTTCTGCTTTTGGTTCTGCATCGGCACAGTTTAACACAGGAGTAAATGTTTCAGCCTTTGGTTTTGAATCAGCACAAGAAAATACAGGAGTAGGTGTTTCAACTTTTGGGATTAATTCATCAAGAGAAAACGAGGGAGATTTTGTTTCAGCCTATGGCTCGTATTCAGCACAGAAAAACACAGGAAATAACCTTTCATCATTTGGTAATAATTCCGCTTACCAAAACACAGGAGTAAACGTTTCAGCATTTGGTTACGCATCAGCATATCAAAACATAGGAAATTCAATTTCAGCGTTTGGGTATAGTTCAGCTTACTCAAACACAGGAGATAAGGTTTCAGCTTTTGGTTTCAATTCAGCAACATCAAACACAGGGGATAATGTTTCCGCCTTTGGTTCTGAATCAGCACAATCGAACATAGGAGCGAATGTTTCAGCTTTTGGATATGAATCAGCAAAGGAAAACACAGGAAATAACCTTTCAGCGTTTGGTTATGATTCAGCAAGACTAAACACAGGAGATTCAGTTTCAGCGTTCGGTTACGAATCAGCCGAACAAAACACAGGAGCAAACGTTTCAGCTTTTGGTTTAAGTTCAGCCGAACAAAACACAGGAGAATCAGTTTCATCGTTCGGTATGTTTTCAGCACAATCAAACAGTGGAACAAATGCTTCAGCTTTTGGTTACGCATCTGCTTATCAAAACACAGGAGATAATCTTTCAGCCTTTGGTTATCGTTCAGCACAAGTAAACACAGGAGATTCAGTTTCAGCGTTTGGTAGGGATTCAGCAAGTTCAAACAGTGGAGATAAGGTTTCAGCTTTTGGATTTGAATCAGCTAAATCAAACACAGGAGATTCAGTTTCAGCGTTTGGTTATGAATCAGCAGATTCAAACATAGGGCAATTTGTTTCAGCCTTTGGCTATTTATCAGCAACATCAAACACAGGGGATAATGTTTCAGCGTTTGGTTATGATTCAGCAAGACTAAACACAGGAACAAATGTTTCTGCCTTTGGTTTAGGTTCAGCATATCAAAACATAGGAAATTCAGTTTCAGCGTTTGGT